TACTCACAGTATTGTGGATAGTTTGCATACAGACGCATCTGCTCTTTCATGTATTCATAGTTCATAATGTTTTAGCAATATCCTTTATCTTATTCGTAGCATATCTCGTGTAGAGACATGGAATAAATGCATGAACAACAACTCTCCAGCAGATGCCCCATGACATCCAAGCAAAACTCATAGCCCGCTTGAAATGCTGGTAACGAGTAAGACCTTCGTAGTCCATGTGTTCTTTACACGCTTTACTGAACATTATAGCACCTTATGCGATAGTTGTCAACTCATATTTTCTGTATGCGAAAGATACTGTACCTTGTAGATACTCAATGTCTGTTCCTGTTGTATTAAACTCCAATGCACCAAGAGTGATAGGATATGCATCAATGAACTTGATTTCTACATTAGGTTTGTATTGTGCGGTAGTGATAATCAAACTTGCATCAGAGTATTGTCTGTCTGTACCAGTTTGATTTGCTTGAAGTGTTCTTTGAATGTTTGCTCTTTGCTGAAAGTTGTCTGGATATCCAAGTGCAGTCAACCAGTCATAGATTTCACGAAAATTCTTCATATCTTCATCAACTTGAAATGTCAAGTCTAGTTGTCCGAATGTCAACTTATCGCCTGGGATTGGTAGACGAATAAATGTATTATCTGTTTCTAACTGACCCATTGATAGATCAGGAATGTTAGCCGCTGTGCAAAAATAGTTGACATGAGGAATCTTCTGAATTTGAAATCTAAATCCAGTCGGTGATAGAAAACTCATGTTATCTGGTTGTGTTGCTTGTAGAGCCATTACATTATCTCCTTGCTTACATATTTATAAGCAAAAAAAGAGGGAGCCGAAGCCCCCTCTGATTTTCGATTGGTTGGTTAGCCCAACTCTTATTTTTACATAAGATTTGTAACTTTGACCAAACGGTAGTAGATGTTACCGTCACCGCTACCGAGGCGAGCGGCGATGCCGTTACCATCGTTAGTGGCGAATGGGTTAGCAACAATACCGTAGCGGGTCTTGAAGCCAATCTTCGGCTGGAAGGTGTTCTCACCAACTGCACGAACCATCTGTAGTGGAACATATGGGCAGTAGAAGAGACCAGCGTCAAATGCGCTAGAACCTTTGTAGCCAAGAGTGTAGTAGTTATTAGTTGCGTCTGCAAAGTATGGGTCAATGTAGACACGAATACGACCGTTAAGGACACCAGCGAAAGTGTTACCACTATCGTCAACCTGTAGGTTGTTGCTGAGTGCAGGTGTGTAATCTAGAACACCAGCCATCTGCATAGCAGAAGCAACGTCAGATGAACAGATCATCACGTTACCCTTACCACGGCGAGTTGCTTTTGCAAGTTCGTTGGCATCACGCTCAATTTGGAACATAAGACCTTTGAACTTCTCAACTGACCAACGGCCGTTTGAGTCTGTGTCAAGATCGAAAGTACCAGAAGTGGTTGTGTTCACAGTCGCACCAGGAACGGCTGAGTAGTTGATTGTACGAACAACTTCTCTGTTGATCTCAGCAAGGATTTCAGCAGATAGGATGTTTGACAACTCAGTTTCAGCGTCAAGACCGTGAATTGCTTTAAGGTCTTGAGCAAGTTCCATTGTGTACTCTGCTTTCAACGCACGGCTAACAGCAGTAACGGCAACTTTTTCAATTGAGAAAGCCATCTCGTTAAACTTGTTAGTGCTTGAGTCACCAAGTGCCTCAGCGAGTGCAGTTGACATGCCAGTGTGTACTGTGTAGCCTGAACCAGATGCACGATCAGCAGGATCAGTACCAGCTTGGGTCGTGCCCAAAGCACCGTTAGCAACACCAAACTGATGTGCGGTGTTACCAGAAGCAAGAGCAGAGAATGAAGTATTTGCTTCATTGAACATTGCTTCTGTGCCAGTCTGGCTTGAGTAGCGTGAACGCATCGCAAAGATAAGACCAGTTGGACCAGTCATTGGCTGGACACCAGCAATATCGTAAGCGATAAGATTCGGCATTGAGCGGCGTACTAGTGAAATAAGTACAGGATCATAGATGTCAACAGAACCAGCACTTGCTGTGGAAGAGGATGCGCCCATTGCATTTACAGGGGCGGCCTCACCAAGAAGTGAAGGAGCATTGTAACCACCAGAACCCTGCGCCTGCTCACGGGCAGAACGCTCTTGGTTTTCTAGAAGTGTAGCAGTAACGGCTCTCTTGTGCGAATCCTTGATTGGCTCAAGGTCTGCGTGTTCAAGAACTGGCTGCCACTTCTTTTGAAGTTCATCAGATTGATACATTTTAGTTTCTCCTTTAGTAAACTATCAGCCTTTTATTACAATATTTATAAAAATTTACTTTTTGATGCTTCTTGAAATGGCTTGGGTGTAAGCAGCCATTGAGCCTGTCACTTGTGGCGCCTCTTCTTCGATTTCTAGAGGCTCCTCATCAGTTGCATCACTTTCAACAACTTCTTCGGCAGGGAAGTAGTTTTCTTTGATTGTCGCTAGTTTATCAGCGTAGGTGTCTTCATCAAAGTCTACACCCTCTGCTAGTGACTTCATCTTTTCAACTTGTGAATCGGTTAGACCTTCGCACACAATAGAGAGTGCTTTGTCTTTCTTCATCTCGACAAGTTCTTTTTTGATTTCTATGTTGCGCTCAACTTCCTCGTTGACAGATGCTTCAAGTTCTTCAACTTTACCAGCAAGTTCGTCTACAAGGTCGACTTTCTCTTCTGGAATGTCGATATAGTTTTCAGCGAATAGATTGCGTAGACCATGCATGAAGTTCTCAACGATTTCTGCACGAATACCTTTTTCGATAGCAAGTTCGTTTTCTTTCATCCACTCTTCAGCGACATACTCAAGGTAGTCATCTAGTTTCGTGGTCAAGTCTTCTACCATTGTCTCTTTCTCTGACTCAAGATCAGAAGCGAGATCGACATCAGCAGATTCTAGAACTTCATTGACTTTTGAAAGAACAGCGGCTTCAAAGATAGTTGTTGCTTTATCTTTGAACTCTTCTGAAAGTTCTTCGTCACCGAATAGAGCCTGTACATCGTCAGATACATCAATATCTTCCTTAGTAACTTTCTTGCTCTCTTTCTTCATCTTTTTCGATTCAGCGGCTGGTGCTTCTTCCTCATCATCATCGCCAGGACGCATAGCAGCCATCATTTTGCCGTAGGCGGCCATAAGATCATCTTTCTTTTCGCCTTTCATGGCATCAACCATAGCATTGATCATACCGATTTTGGTCTTAGGCATTGGTTCGCCTTTACCCTTCGGCTTTTCATCTGTCTTAGCAGTTGTTGGGTCTGGAACTTCAGATTGACCATCATCAGCCTTCATTTCTGTTTTAGCAGATTTCTTGGCTTCATCAAGTTCTTCAGAGTCCTCAACTACCGCTTCGAGGATATCTTCCTCTTGCATTTCTAGTTCTTGATCGGACATTGTGAGTCTCCTTTTCAGTAATTACTCATTTAACTTATATTTATAATATTACAACTTTGAGAGGAAAGATTCAAAAACTTTGAGTTTAACGCTCTCTAAATCAGACTTGGAAGCCTTTTTGATTTCTGTTTTATAATCAGCGACAGTGGCTTCTCTGATTACTCCATTCTCCCAAACCCACTCTTTACTTTCCATGATGCCATTTACAAATGCATCTGGTGCAGATGGGTCTGCAACAATGTCAGCGGCAGTAGCAAGATAGAAATCCTTTTGCACTTCTTGTGCGCCAGACTTACCAGCCTTGAGACTGCCCATACCACGACTTGATACTCCAAGTTGTGCGCCTTCGTCCATAAGTGACTTGACAATTGCTCCATATGGCGTCTCTGTCATAATCTTTGCTTTACCCATGAAGTTTGAACCATCTTGTTTTAGTTCAGTAATCATGTGTGAAACTCGCTCAAGATTGATTGTTGGACCTTGAGGATGACCTAGTTCACCATACGCTCTTTTCTTTTCAACATATTCTTTGTTATATCTAGCAACCTCTTTTGCAAGAGTTTGTGCTGGATATACACGTCCGTTACGGTTCTTAATATCACCTTGCATAAAGACGCCTTCGATGAAATAAGACTTCTTACCATTCTCGTCTTTTGCTTCTGTGATATAGTTAATGTCTTCGTTGACTTCGCAAATAAGTTTTAGGCTCATGTTGCAATCTCCGCTACTTTAGTTCCGAATACACCACTATTCGCAGTGATTGTATCTTGTGGACGCTTACGAATAGTTACAACCTCGTTAGCATTCAGACGAATAGATACTTGACCGCCTGGATAGTTACCATGCTGTCCGTTTTCTTGTGGATCAGCAGTGTTTGCTATTACAATAGTTCTAGCAGTGCCATTGTTGGTAATACGAACAGCGGTAGCGTTGTATACATTGTTTGCAGAAGTTGTGAAAGCAACTGTATTTGCTAGAACTTTAATAGCCATTACTTACCTCCCATTGCGACATCCATCATTTTCATAAATGAGTTTGGATCTTTCTCTACAGCATCAGCAAACTTTTTCTTTGTCGCATCATTCTTGATACGATTATCGTATGCATTTACCATAGCCGAAGCGGTTGTCATATCGATACGCATTGTCTTGCCGTTTGCAAACTTAACTTTCTGCATCTGCTTATCTTTGACGATTTTTCTAAGTGTGTCCATTACACCTTCTTCAAGTTCTTCTTCATCATCTTCGTCTTCATCATCGTCATCATCTTCGTCTTCAGGCTCTTCTTCTTCTTTAGCCTGTTTTGCTTCTTTGATAGGATTTACAGGTGTCATATCACCTTGCTTCTTATCAGCAGAACGCTTTGAATCGCCACCGCCTGCAGGTTCTTTGACAGATGTTCCAGCGGCTACAACTTGTTTTTCACCAGCATCAGAACCTTTAGGTGATGTTGCTTGTGTTGAGCCATTATGAACAGATGGATCGGCAGTTGGATGTGCTTCTGTCTCAGTAGTATGAGCATCAGCAAAATCTTGCTCACCCTTTGAACGAGGCTTATACTTTTTTACTTCATCGTCATCATCTTTCACAGGCTTTAAATCTGCGGCAGATGCTTCTAGAAATGTTTTAAACTTCTGAATCTTGGACATCAGTATCCCCTTCGTCTGATTGTGCAGACATGAATTGAGATGCTACTTCAACTCTCTTTAGTTCAATTGCATCGGCGACTTTATCAGCCATGATGTTATTGATAGCGTCTTTGAATTTTGCAGTATTACCATCAAAAGCAAATTCTACTGCATCTCTTGTTGTATAGTCTGACATTTTAAATCTCCTGTATTCTATTTATAAAATAAAGCAACCGAATTACATAAATTCATCTTCATCACCTTCAATCTCACCACCACCTTCATCTTCAATCTCTTGTTGAATTTGTTCAATATCTTCTTCAGATTGTCTGAGAACATTCTTTTGAATCCATGCAACAGAGTAATATTTACCTGTATATTGATCAACATCTGCAAGTAGACGCAATCTATTCTCAAGGATTTCACTATCTTTTAGTTCAGCAAAATGATTGTCTTCCATAAAGTCATAATGAATATCATCTTGCATTTCTTTCCACTCTTGTGCTGTGATAACACCTTTGAGCAGAAGTTGTCTCTCAAGTAGAATATGAAAGATTTCTGAGAAGCGAGTTCTCAAGCGATTTACGAAACGAGAGAATTTAAGTTCATCTCTTGTAATCTCTGATGCACGACCGAGATTGAAAGCACCATCTGCTTGTAGTCTTGTGGTAGGAACATTCAATGCTTCATAGAGTTTATTCTTGAAGTAGTTGACATCTTCCATCTCACCTAGATTTTGACCGCCTGGAAGTGTGGTGATTTCTGTCCCTCTACCACCTTCTCTCCGAGGCAACCAATAATCTTCAAGCATCGTAAGAAACTTTCTGTCATCTCTTACTTCACCTGTATTTGCATCATACACAAGTTTGTTCTTGTGCTTGACCATCATGTCACGCAAATACTGTTCTGCTTTCGCTTTAGGTAAGTTACCCACATCAATGTAAAAGATTCTACGCTCAGGCGCCCGCGCCAAGCGATAGATAACTGTCGCATCTTCTAGCATACGCAACTGATTAAGAGGTTTCAATGCTTTATGAAGATACGATAAAACTGTATAGTTCTTATTGTCTAGCAATCCACTATGACAATAAGCAATTGAATCGGGAGAAATCTTGAGTCCATCGCCCTCTGATGTAATACCCTTAGATTGATATACAAAGAACTCATCATACTTCTTGACAAGCGTTTCTTCATTTAGTCTGCGATTTGGATCACGCTTCTCTTTACGAACTTTTTTGATTTTGCGAGGATCAATATGTCTTAGTTCTTTGATGCCTGCTCTTGGATTCTTTACGTCAATGACGATATGATAGTATATTCTACCATCAACATACCAGTGACGAAAGATATCATATCCTCTATAGTTGAACTTCATCAACTTGAGAATATATTCAAACTCATCTCTAATTTTATTTTTGATCGATTCTGGTTGTTCAATGTCATCAAGTACAATCTCAATCGGGGCTTGATTATCATCAGCAACAATAGCCTCATTCACAATATCGTCAATCGCTCTTTCTGCTTCTGGTTGTTGAGCCATTTCACGATATTTTGTGATGAGTTGTGCTTCATTCTTTACTGTATTGTCTAAGTCTACGGTTGTGCCAAACGCACCGCCTTCAGCAACAGTGATGCTTCCATCATCTTGTGCTGGTGGTACGAATGAAGGTAAATTGTCGAGTTGTTTCTCGTCAACATCTTTACCAATCTTAAAACCGAATAGATTTACTGCCATTTTATATCCTCAATGAAAAAATAGGGGATGCCTTTGTACTATTTATAGGCATCCCCAAACATAACTAAAAACGGATTATTAGATGCCGCCGGCGTTGCCAGTATTGCCGCCAGAAACTTCCCAATAGTCATACTGGAAAGTGACAGTGTATTCTTGAATGCCTTCAGTTTCCCATGCTAGGTCAATCGTGCTAACTTCAGTTGGGAAGATACCAACAAAGTTATACTCTCTTAGAAGTTCACCTGTCTGAGAATACTGAATGACTTGAGCGTTTGCTTTATACAAAGCAGGCGCAGAACCACCAGTTGTTCTTAGGTTTCCTTGGAAAGAGTTGATTGAGTTTGACCATTGTTCCATGGCGTTACGAATAGCAAAATCTTCATCGTTGATGATCGTTGGAGCCCACTCTGCAAATGTTCTGTTACCAGCAATCTTTACGGTGCGGCCGAAGTATGGAACTTCGACTACACCCAAAGTAGCGGCTGGGATTTGAGCGGCTTTGCAGAGAAAAGGTACCTGAACATCAGCAACACCGTTGATCGGATTCGTGATATTTACCTGAAACAATGAATTTCTAGCACCGCCCGATTTGAGCGCACCTGAAAATTCGTTTACATTAAAAGCCATTGTCTTTTCTCCTGTTTAACCTATTTATGTTGCTCTACCAACGATTTCAGAAAATTCTACGCCAGTTCTTACAGCAACAAAGTTCAACTGGATAAAGTTGATAGAACGAGCAGGCTTGACATAGATGTCACCCACAAACTCATTTCTATCAATGACTTCGCCAGTGTTGTTTGTTCCGTCACAGACAACTTGGAAGTCCGTGATACCACGGCGACCTTGTACATCTCTTAGGAATGGCTCAACCAAGTTCTTAAACTGTGAACGAGTGAACTCATCGTTGAACTCAAAGAGTGTAAACTTAG